GTAATAAATAACTTGACAGATAATTATTTTTTTGATACAATGAAGAAAATTAAGGAAAGGATATATATGAAATGAAAATGTTAGAATTTAAACTGTGGGGTGGATGTCGTGATGAAGAAAATGCTGTTTATATATGGGCTTATGATATGGATGATGCAATTGTTATTGCGAGAAAAATCGATCTATCTATCTGTATTGCACAATGGACTGGTAAAGAAAGAATTATATAATAATTATTGCTGACCTATCGGCAAGACGGGGAGAGAGGAAAGCACCATGACAAACCTTGAAAGAACCAGAAAAGCGATATTTGAAAAGTACCCGAATGCGGTTGTTGATTTTGAATACGACGATGGAGAGATCCTGTTTTATCCGGATGCGGAAAAATCCGACAGTGAAGAAAATCTCCATAGTGGGTATATGCGAAATGGCAAACTGGATGATGTAGCATATTTTTAATATATCTGCTGTTCTATCGGCATGACGGGGAGAAAAGAGGAAAACAATTATGATGTACACGATTAACGCAAGACAGATTAAAGGGATTGCAGAACAGCTAAAGAACATGATGGATGATACAATCCAGACATGGTTTGCAATCCATGATTCTGTAGAGGATCAGGATGACGGATTCGGCTCAAACGATCCGCGAGAAGCCGCACAGATGGCAATCGAGGGAAACGCTTACAGTATTGCTCTCGTTTATGATAACGGGACCGATGAGCAGTACAACGAACTGGTGATTGAGTAATAAATTGATATTGTCCTAGCGATTACGGGGAGAAAAGAGGAAAAAAGGTGACTGTAGATGTATACGTGAAATGGAATAAAAACGAGTCGTTTGATCGTTACCGTTTGAACTGGTGCAAGGAACGTATAGATAGATTGTATGCTATCCTGTATTTGTATCAGAAGGAAAACATCATTGAGAATTTTTACATGTATCATATTAGTTGAGGAGATAGTAAAATGAGTAAACACAAAATTTGCGGTCTGACGTTGCCCGAGGACGTCGAAACATTCATCAGGGAAAAAGCAGAAAAAGAACATCGTTCTATTTCGAATGTGGTTGCACTAATTGTTATTAATTATGTAAATAATGAAAAGGAGAACTAAAATGAAAATCACAGTATTCAACAGAAAAGCAAAGACCCACGACGGTAGAGCATTTAATGTTTTTGTTAGTTCACTGACGAAGAACGACGGTTCTAATCAGTATGTAACTGTCCGATATTCAGGTAAAGACAAAAACAAAGAGTTCGATTCGACAAAATGCCCTTACATCATCGAATTTAAGAAAGAGGATGCAAACTTAAGTAGTAAGTCGTTTGAGGACAAAAAGACAGGTGAGAAACGGAAGAATTGCACTTTGTGGATTAAAGATTATACCGTTTCTGAAGAAAAATTTGTCGATCATTCGTTGGACGATTTCATTTAAAAATACGGGGTGGGTATTCCCCACCCCTATTTTTATTAGTGAGGTTTAAATAATGGCGAAAAAAATAACAAATAACTATAATGTAAATTTAAATGGTGTATCCATTGATAAATTAACAAATTTATCGGCTACGCAAATTAAACAATATGATCGTAAAAATTTAGCTAAAATAGTAACTAAATTATCATCGGCAGCAAATAAGCGCGTGAAACGATTAGAAAAATCTGGGTATAATACGCCTGCATTGCGTCAATCTTATCGGGGTGAGCATTTCGGAAGTAAGGGTAAAAATTTAAAACAGCTACGTTCCGAATACAAACGTGTATCACAATTTTTGAAATCAGAAACAAGTACAGTTAGAGGTTATAAAACGTTTTTAAATAGATTATCTAAAAAATTTAATGAAAAAGGTGTAAAAGTTGGCGGCGGATCGACAGAGGAAATGCAGGATTTTATAGATAAAGAAACGCGTATTTATGACTGGTTAAAAGAACGAAATCCTTATATTGATGAGTCTATGTATAAATATTCCGTAATGCCGAAACTGTCTGAATACATTAGTCAAGGTAATTTATCAGAATCAGCTATTAAAAGACGGATGCAAAAATATATTAAAGAGGAATATAAAAAAATACAGGAATCCCGCAACATTGATACATCACAATTTTTTGATATAACTGAAGATGAGGAATGATATATGTTTATTGATAATTTACAATCGACAAAAATATATAATCCGAAAGAAATATATAAAATGATTGAATTATCAATAACAGATTGCCCGCAGGTTTTAAAACGCAGATATAAGGAAAAATCAATTCATTACTATAATTGTGCTAACGCGTTCGATATTGAAACAACGTCGTTCATAGATTCACATAATGAAAAATGCGCGACCATGTATGAATGGACACTAGGATTAAACGGTTTATGTATGATAGGTAGGACATGGGATGAATTCATCAATACAATAAATATTATATCTGATTCGCTGTTATTAAATAAATATCATAGATTAGTTATAGGTGTTCATAATTTGGGGTATGAGTTTCAATTTATGCGTCATTATTTTGACTGGGAAAAAGTTTTTGCTGTTGATTTAAGAAAACCTGTATATGCAGTTACAACGAATGGAATTGAATTCAGGGACACATTAATCTTATCTGGTTATAAGTTGGAAACTGTTGGAAAGAACCTGCATACATACAAGGTTGCAAAAATGGTAGGAGACTTGGACTACAAAAAAATCCGGAATAGTGAAACGGCACTAACCGAAAAAGAAATCGGTTACTGTATAAACGATGTAAAAGTCGTTATGGCGTATCTGCAGGAATGTATAGATTCGGAAGGAAGTATTTCAAATATACCACTAACGAAAACAGGTTATATAAGGCGTTTCGTCAGGAATGCATGTTTCGGCAATGATATAAAAGAAAAGAATTATAAACGATATGACTATATGTCGCTGATGCAAAATTTGACAATCGAACCAGAGGAATATAAGCAATTAAAACGTGCATTTTGTGGTGGGTTTACTCATGCATCACCGTTTTATAGTGGTAATGTATGTAAAGATGTTATGTCAATGGATTTGACAAGTTCATATCCTACACAATTATGTTTACCGAAATTCCCTATGTCTAAAGGTGAAAAGCACATTATCGAAAGTAAAGCGGATTTTGATGAGAGTCTAAAGTTATACTGTTGTTTGTTTGATTTGGAATTGAAAAATGTAGAATCTAAATTTATGTATGATGCTTACATTTCGAGGTCGCGTTGCATTAAATGTGATAATCCAACTATATCTAACGGGCGTGTAGTATCTGCTGACAGAATATTAATAACAGTAACAGAGCAGGATTTTAATATAATTAAGACTGTATACACATGGTCGGATATGCGTGTCGGAAATATGATTAGATACCAACGGGGTTATTTACCAGGGGATTTCGTAAGATCTGTGTTAGAACTATATAAATCAAAAACAGAATTAAAGGGACTAGAGGGTGATGATGAAAATGGAGTTCCGTATTCCGTTACATACTTATCACGAAAAGAAATGTTAAACGCCTGCTATGGTATGACAGTAACAGATATCGTTAGAACTAATATAGAATATATTGATGAGTGGACACAATCCGAACCGGATCTTAAAGACGCTATAGAAAAATATAATGAAAGCAAAAACAGATTTCTGTTTTATCCGTGGGGCGTATGGACAACGGCATGCGCTAGAACTGCCGTGTGGTCTGCTATTTTTAATTTGAAAGATGATTATATTTACTGTGATACCGATTCTGTTAAATTCAAGAATCCAGAAAAACATATGGCATATTTTGAAAAATATAATAGGATAATAACAGAACAGCTAACTAAAACGTGTGAACATTTTGGTTTCCCTGATGAATATGTACATCCGAAAAATAATAAAGGAAAAGAAAAACAGTTGGGTGTATGGGATTTTGACGGACTGTATACAGAATTTAAAACGCTAGGCGCTAAAAGATATTTGCTGAAATATGCCGAAGATAGCAGAAACGGAGATGATGCAGGACAATATAGTTTAACAGTATCGGGGCTAAATAAGAAAATAACATTGCCGTATTTATTAGATAAATACGGGGATAATATATTTAATAAATTTGATAATAATTTGTATATTGATGGTAAACATACGGGGAAAAACACCCACACATACATTGATGATGAAAAACATGGGAAATTAAAGGATTATCAGGGGAACATAGCAGAGTATCACGAATGTAGTTGTATACATTTATCGGAATCTGACTATAGTTTATCCATATCACAGGAATATTTGAATTTTTTGTTAGCGATTCAGGAGGACTAACAATGCTAGGAAAAAATAAATATTACAGTCTAAATAACATTCTTAAAAAGGATGCACAGTACAATATCATTTTCGGGCAACGTTCAAACGGTAAAACCTATGCAGTGAAAAAATACGGACTGGAAAAATTTATCAAAACAGGCGAACAGATGGCATATGTACGCAGGCAGGATATCGACTTGAAAAAAGATAAATGCGATAGTTTATTTGCCGATATGGTAGATACTGGCGTGATATCTGACCTGACAGGTGGAATGTGGACACACGTATATTATTATTCTTCACGATGGTATTTATGTACCTATGACGAAAACGGAAACAGGTATGTTGATGATGAACCTTTTTGCTTTGCATTTTCGTTGGTTTCCATGGAACACTACAAATCTACATCCTATCCGAAAATCACGACTATTTGTTTTGACGAATTTATATCGCGTACGATATACCTGTCGAATGAGTTTATTGTATTTGAGAATGTGTTGTCAACTATAATACGTCATCGCACAAACGTCAAAATATTTATGTTGGGTAACACTGTAAACAAATACTGTCCATATTTCAGGGAGATGGGGCTAAAACACGTAAAGCAGCAGAAACAGGGTACGATAGATGTATACACGTATGGTAGCACGGATCTACGTGTTGCAGTAGAATATACGAAAAATAACAATAATGAAAAATCAAAAGATAGTAACGTGTATTTTAGTTTTGATAATCCGTCACTAAAAATGATAACTACAGGAACATGGGAAATTTCAATTTATCCCCACTGCCCTATTAAATTTAAGCCAAAGGATATCAAGTTTATTTATTTTATAATTTTTGACGATGCTGTTCTGCAGTGTGAAATCGTGATGACAGATAAGGAAAATTTTACATTTATTCATCCAAAAACAACGGAATTAAAAAATCCTGAAAAAGAATTTATTTACAGTCAGGACTATAACCCACTACCGAACTATCATAGAAAAATAACCAAGCCGCATTCTAACATAGAACGTAAAATCGCATGGTATTTTATGACAGATAACGTGTTCTACTCAGATAACGAAGTCGGTGAAGTCGTTCGGAACTATTTAAAATGGTCAGAAGGTGATATGTGAAAGAAATCCCCGTATAGTTAACCTATACGGGGATTATTTTAAATCATTCTATTTACGATTGCCTGACGGCTGATTGTGTCTCCGACATTTGTGTCGGGAACATCTGGCTGTGCGGATGGCAACGCCTTTATTCCATCTCTGACCTCTGTTAATACGTTAAGAGGGTCGCTATAAGACGGATCTTTCCAGGTCAAATCAATCGCCGCCTGTCTGCTGATTAAATCATCCATCCTGTTCACCCCATTGTTATACCATTGATTATTTTACATCATCATATTAACGAGTTTCTGAATGTATTCTGGGCTATATCCCGCATTCCGAAGCCTGCGGATTCTATCAGAACCATTACCCCATTTACCCTGAATAACTTCTTTTGCAATGGCATATTCAGTCTTTTTACCTGACATATACGTATTTACTAAATTCTGAATTGTATCTGGGTTATATCCCGCATTTTTCAGATTATCAATTCGCGTTACTCCGTTTCCCCATTTACCCGCTATTACTTCTTTGGCGATTTCCTGATCGGACTTTTTAGTCTTCGTGTTATCCTGTTCGTTAAATCTAAGAACATAGTCCCACGGGTAATTGTAATAGGATCGAATATAAAATTCTTTTCCTGTCTGATCTCCAGGTTTACCACCTGTAACAGTTCCTTTTTCATTAATTGAAGCCTGTACAATCTGACCGTTTCCGATGGACATTGCCGTATGATGATTCCTATTCAGTAGTACATCTCCACGCTTAATACCCTGTCCATTTGCGATGTTAACGGATTTTGTTACATCTGCAAATCCGCATTTTTTGAATACAGAATACATATTCCCCGTATAGGTTGCACCGTTTGTTTTAACCGGAACACCTGCATTCTCCCATGCTGTGATAACAGCACTAGAGCAATCATAATCACCGTGTTCACCCCATCTGTACTGTTGATCGTATCCGTGAATATTATTGTTTGCCGTTGAAATCATCCAATTCACGGCATTTTCAATTTTACCCATTTAATCACCCTCTTTATTTACATCATGATGTTTAAATTCTGCGGTAAGTAGGTTAATTGCATTTTTAAGTTCGTTAATGGTTTCATTCATACGTTCGTTATCTTTAGATGACTTGTACAACATCCATACTGCTACAAAAATCGGAAAGCCCAAACTGCTGATGAACTGCGAAATTTCATTCATATTATTACCCCTTCCTGTAACATAGTGTTAATTTCATTTAATTCTGAATTAGTAGCGGTTGTGTTTTCAATATGACATTCTATCACCTTAATAAATCCGGTGCAAGAACCTATTGTAGCGGTGAAATTTGACGGATACCCGATATAATTTTCAAACCCGTCTGCCATTTCGGTTTGAGGTCTACTAATAATCAGATACGGAATTTTTCCGCCCATCGCGCCTGCATTACCCGAAAAACCACCACTGTGTTCTACACGTGTGTGCGCGTTGAACATTGCACCGGCGGACGATGCTAACAACGGCAATGCAGATCCACCTGATGCAATAGTTCCTGCGATACCTCCGGCCACGCCTGCAACCGCGGAAACAATACCCATATATGATCCTGATGATATAGGCAGTGTCACAGATGCATTTCCAGCATATTGATATAATGTACCGCCTGCACTATCCCTTGTTATTTTAACTTCTGCAAGGCATGCACCGCTGAGTACATCCACATGATAAACAATATGTATAGATGAACGCATCACATCTGCTACATTGATATTCACGATTCCTATAAAAGGCAAATATAGATTAACTTCTGTATATGGCGAATAGTCGAAAACATTATGAAACTGCTCTGACAGTCTAACCGTACCGCAATCAATCGTTGTGTATTGATTAGATACGACTTTAGCGGATACCCCGCTATCCAGATAACCGACCTTTATTGTTTGCGCGCCGCCAGTGGCCGGAGTAGCATATACCTTATGCAAGCCAATAATAGCCTGCATCGGATCGTTAAATAATTTTTTAATCTGATCGACAAAATTATCTGACCATAACCACGCGCCGAATGAATTAATCTGTGCTAACGTCGGATTATAAATCATATATAATGCCGATGCAGAACCGGATGATGACGGTACTATAGGAGTGATACCTGAACCGATATCAGGCGGATTGACGGGCGGGTCACGCTGAATAATTTTTGAAATTAGATCAAGTAGTGGCTCAGGATCCACTGCGGGGTCTATCTGTGGGTCTTTTTGTGTAGATGATGAACTAACAGGATCACCCTCAGGATCTATTTCAGGCATTGCAACAGGAACGTATACATATGTTTCGACACTACCATCAGGTTGTACAACATCCTGTTCAACGGCATTATCCCAAAGTTCCGGAAACTGTTCTTTTAACGCATTTAATACATCATCAACAGAACTATCATCAGATAAATCCGGAGTTTTTGCGCCGTCCTGATTTCCTATTCCGTCAAGGGCATGTTCAATATTATGCTCTCCGTATTTTGTCAATGCAAATAAATCATTCGCCGCTTTCCATTGATCATAATCGTATGCATTAACTATCGTATAAGGAATTCCTAGTTTTTTACATTGCCTTACATACGTATAATAATTAACATCAGAATTAGTATAAAAATTATTTAATGAATATTGACCATCTGGAGTAAAATGAACTAAATCTTTCGGATTATATGTTTTTGTTTCACTTTCGTAATCACCTGTTCCATTGAATGTTATACTATACGGATTTTCTGATACAGTATATACATATAATCTCGCATCATCTTCATTCGATTCACCATAATTAAATAAAAATATTTTCGGATTCCCACTATTTACTGTTATATAATTTGTATTTGCGGGTTTATCCGATGATTGATAATATATTGTCCCACTAGGAATAGGATGAAGTTCTAAATCTTTAATAGCATTATAGTTAAAAAATTTATCTTTATATTCATCTGCAGGCTTACTGTATGTTTCCTCACCCCCAGCAAACACATTTTTATTATATAGATACATCGTCATATAAGCAAGCGCATTCTGGTCCATGTAGGCTTGTGTTTTACCTTCAGGAGTAGTACCCAAAATTATATTTAATACTCTCCCACCTGCAGTATCTGTTCCAATAATTTCACCCCATTTATCCGGATTCAATGTTTCCATACCATGTTCATCCCAAAAATCAGGATTAGCGTTGTAAAGCAAACTATCAAAGGTTTTTCCAAGCGTAATACCTGTAGCAACGGCACCGATAGCAGGCACAACCTGACCAAACACAAAATTGCCTGCCTTGCTTAATCCGGATTTGAACGTCATCTGTTTTACTGTTTCGCCCGCTTCAGATGTAACAGTTTCAACGCCTGAAGATGATGGAACTTCAAATGATTTGATATTCGGTGATGCATTTGAATTTATAGATTCTTCAATATCGGGCGTTACATTTTCTTTTGCCTGAAAATTATATGAAACGACTTTGCCATTGTTACTTTTAACAATGTTTACATTCTGAAGTTGTCCGAGGGCTGACTCAGATTCTTCAGGCGTTATATTATGATTCGATATAACTTTCCACTGATCCTCACCGCTATAATATTGATCAATAGCTTCTGTTGTATATTGATAATCAGTCATATTAACCACCTGCCGTAATTAAAATATATTCACCGTTATTCAGTAGACCGTTTGAAAAAGATATAATATCGGTTTTTGTTTTACAATTAGTAACCCAATTAGAACCGTTTAAATAATCGCTTTTTCCGACTGATTGTGTGTTCTGAATTAGCGCCCTGGAACCCAAAATCGAATCTTTAAATGACATCAGCACATCAGATTTTAAATTTATTTGCCATATTCCTGTTCTCATAGACACATAATCAGTAATAAAATAATATCTACCGAACATAGGGATATAAGCATAGTTATACGATGTAGGATTATCTATATTTATTACAATTGTCGGATTAACAACGTTAGATTCGTCCCGCAGTGTTCCGGATAGCGTGTGCCCGTTAGACAAATTTTTGCGAATTTTATTTTTTTCACTGTTGTTTTTGTATAGTGTTATATCCATACTATCACCTATAAAACAGGGCATACAGAGAACCCGTATGCCCCATGAGATAATTAAGCAACGAAGAAAACGACGAAGTTTTCATTTGTATCATTAAAAAATTCACAATCGAATTTTGCCCACTGATTCCAAAATTCGCCTTTGGCGTTGTAGTTCGTTGTTACTCTGCGGTCACGATTGCACACACCAAGAGAATCACGGTCGAACATCACTCCCAGAATACCGGAAACGGAAATGCTGTTGTTGTCGGGCATCTTAATATCAATTTTTGAGGTGTCCGTGAAATTGTATGTAGTTCCTGATGCCTGCCAGTACGGTACAATTTCAGCTTTGGGAAGTGCTACAAATTCGTTATGAAATGTATCACTCTGAAGGTACGCGCCTGCCGCCGATGCGAAATCGGTGAGTAGTACAACGTGAAGCATATCAGACGGAGTGAAACGCGCTTTACCGCCCACATTAAACAACGTGCTGATTCTGGAAAGTCTCTTCTCATACAGTCCCATCACATAGCTAGCAAAGCGGATAAATTCAGGCGATGTAATAGCCTGCTCCGGTGTCATTGTACTAGCGGATGCGTTTTTATCTTTAAACAGTTTCAGCAGATTGACAGCCTTTACTCCGGATTTTTCAGCCTGTGAACCGTCAGCATAATCAGAATACACCGTTGTACCGATCATGTTGTCAATAGTACGCATGATAAGACTGTCAATCTTTACAGTCATAGATTTGTCAATCTCGTTATAAATCATGCTAATGAAGCCGTTTAATTGTTCTGCATTTGAAAAACTTTCCTTTACCTGTTTTTCGGTAAAAGACATAGGAATCTCAAACGTCACGCGCTTATTGAAAAACTTTGCGGAAACTTTCGGCTGATAAAAAATGTTCGGGTCATACGATGTACCATTTTCCAGCTGCCAAGACTCATTTTCGGTTGCATCTGGCATATCTGCAGTAATTTTTTCGCAAATACTGCCATATTCCCATCCATCCATCAAAACTGAAGGAACTGATCCGGTATACGGGCGGTTTACAAAAATCACTCTGCCGATATGATCCACCAGTGACCGCACATAGTTATCTACCATATTTGCGTTGATGATCTCGTCGCCTACATCGACAACGTTAGAGAGATCTTCTTTCACAATCTCAGTTTTTCCCAGAACTTCATTAGTAACAGTGTTCATCAGTTCGTAAATCTGTTTTACTTCCATAGTGTTTTTTCTCCTTTTAATATATGTTTATGGTTAAAAAGTTATCTAAATCAGTAAATACATATTTGTAAAAATACCACATCCATAACTCACGTTCAGCAGATAACATATGTTGATTCGTTGTCACGCCAATGTTGCCATGTCTATGTGTTTCATGTGTGATATTTCCTGTTGTTTTCTGTTTGCCAACACTGCTATTAGCTAAATCCCTTGTTTCTGTATCGGTAGTGTTATGCGACAGGGTATCCGTTGTATTGCGCGTTTCTGTATCTGTTGTGTTATGCGTTACTTTATCAGTTGTGTTTCTGGTTTCAGTCTGGTTCAACGTTGTCTGACCGTTTGTATTCTGTGAATCAGAATTTGAACCAGTAGCAGAATTGAAACCATAGATACTACTGTTATTAGTAGTATTTTCTTTCGATGTACCCTCTGTTCCTACAGTACCCGTATTCGTTGTGGTATCATCACCACTAATGCCATGTGTTACTGTTCCGGTGTTTGTAGTGGTATCCGATCCTGTGATACTGTGTGTAATCGTTCCGGTATCGGTACCACTGTTGTTTGTATCTGTATTTTCCTCAGATGTAGTGGTTTCTGTGATATAGACATCTGTATTATCAAGCAAGTTATATTCCTGTACAGTAGTTTCCCATAGGTGCTTCCAATTTTCGCCGTATACGGAAAAAATAGCCGATGCTATGTTATTTCTGCTCTCGGGCGATAGTGTACCGTCATCACTTAATAGTTTATCAATAATGACAGATACAATTTTATCACCGGACTGATTCCCATGATATGCAATATCTAAATCATGATTGATGCTTTTGTCTTTCCACGGCACATCATAGTTTTGTAAATCCGTAAAAATACCGGATGTGATCCAATTAGTATAGACTTCATTCAGTTTCTTGTATTCCATCATCTTTCACATCCTCAATATCTGTATCAATTGCTTCAGCATTTGATTTCCAGCTTGAATTTAGTTCAACCGTTATATTAGTTCCGTATTTTTCATTAACTTTATCAAAGCCTTCTTTGCGACACTGCAACATGTTATTGACTAATGGCAGTAGCGCATCATCATTCAATTGTGATTCCGTACTGTTTAATGATTCGCGTTTCATGTTGTAATTAGCGTTTAATCCCAGATCATTATACCATGTAGCGCGCAAATACTGTTCTAGTTCAATAATATTCTGAATAGTACTATGTGATCCTGATGTAGAATAGGGAGTTACCTTTAAACTATTATCCAGAAAACCATTCTCAGCGATGACACCCAATTTACCAGAAACCAAATCATTCAGATATTTTTCTGCTGATTTTTTCGTATTGTCATCGCCTGCAGATATCAACGCTTGCAAACGTAGTACAATTGTAGCTATGTTCATGGATATTTCATTCTCAGTTAGTGCTGTCGCATATTTACGAAACATCGGCATCAAACCATAATACATCGAATCAGAAGGAATAACGATACAATCCTCATCAATTTTTAGATTTTTGCTAAAATTCAAATAGGGATTAGATACCGTATAAATAGTGGGCATATAATAGACATCATATTCACCACCTAGCCCACCAGTAAAACAATACAATCCCGATTTTAATTCAGGATGTCCGGATTTATCAATTATATTCTGATCGATGTCAGTAATACAAATGTTTCCATTAACCTGCAAATATAATTCAATAATTCTACTGTTTAATGTATCAGGTAGATTTTTATATTCAAACATAGATTGTGTACGTGCTAACATATAAGATATCTTGTTATCAATACATTTATCTTTGTTTGTAAAATCATATTTATTTTTCGGTTCTTTCATCCATTTAAACATATGTTAAATACCTCTTATAATGAATAACCTTATTTATTTTCTATATTAGCATACTTATATATTTTGTCAATATCAAATATTACATAGTCATTAGCAACATATGTTAGATGAATTCAACATAAGTTAGTCTTGACATACAGAAGTTAAATTTAACTAACCGATATTTTTGACCTGTGTGTATGTACCC